CCGCCTCGTCTTTATCGTTTATTGAAGAAATCATCTTGTCTTTTGTAGGTTTGCTTTTAGCCTTTTTCGCAGGCTTCTTGCTCTTTTTCTTTCCAACTTTTATCACTTTTAGCTTTGCAAGTTCTTCCAGGATACCAGAGCTGACGCTTGTAAGAACCGTCCCAGCGGGATGATTCTTATACTGTTTTATCAGCTTAACATCCATTGTTCACTCCCCTGCTTACACATACCCAGCAGGCTCATAGCGCAACGGGCCTCTGATAATACTGCATGCAACCGAATCCGCTCCGGCTGTCTTTATCTTCAATGCCACGCAATCATAACCGTTTGCCACGTCAAGCTGGCTTGCTTCGACTTCAAGAATCTTTGCTGTCCCTGCGTCTGTAGTGCCTGATCCAAATGTAGTTGAGGCCAGTGCTGTTGCTGTGTTCAGAGAGGCTCCGGTTGATGTTCCGGTTGCTGAGAGTACGAATGCTGATATTTTCCCGGCCAGGGTTGTGTCAATAGCTGTGATAATAAACGCTATGAAATGCGCCTTCCGCATGGAAATATACGGCGTTCCGGTTGTGGTAGTGGATGAAGCGACGATAGCATTGCCTACCTTTAGGGTTACAACTGTGTCTAAATCAAACTGTTTACTTAACTCTTTATGTGCCATTTTATCCTCCTATTAATCCCTATCCGCCAGAGTAACAAACGGCCCTAAAGTATCGCCACGTTTCTGAGTGAAAACGGATGGCCACCAGGGCTGTCCGTCTAACCGCATAACAAATCTGAAGGCTGTCTGGTCGTAATCAAATTTCAAGTGGATGGATTTTGCGAACTTGATGCCAGCTCCTGCTTTCTGTCCGATTAAGTACTGGGAGAAATCTGCGAGGATTAAATCGCCTGAAGTCCCAACCGATGAGGCCTGCTCTGTCCAGATTATTTCCTTACCCATGAGTGTATTGTACGGTAACCCGCTCAGTCCGTTTGCCGGTAAATAAGCAGGCGCTCCACCCGTGCCTACCGCTATAGCCATTGAGGCCAGCTGCGGGAAGGTATTGAGGTTTGCTACCCATACGGCTTTTTTAAAGCATCTGGGATAAAGCCTGCTGTACATCTCTAAAATGTTCTGGTAAACGATCGTATCAGCTGCCTGTCCTGTCTCTTTTGCCTGATTTACGGTACATCCTGCCCCAATAATACCATTGGGCTGTCCTGCGCCAGTGCCTCGGATAATAGCTTCGTCAACTTTCCAGCCGATAGCATCGCCGGCTTTCTCTTTCAAAAGCGGTTCCAGCGATATTACCGAGTCCTCAAGAATCTCATCACTTGCATAAACCAGCACTGCCAGTTTATTAAGCCGTAGATTTACCTTACCGAACTTAGGTTTACGAGGTGTTTTAGCGTCTAACTCATCAAGCCAGTAGGCCAGCATATTTCCGTGTACATAGGTTGTGTGGTCAAAATCTTTAACAAATGGGATCCCAATCTGATTAATCTTCATGGGTACTTTTGTACAGCGATTAATGAAATTAGAATTATCAAAACCTTTCTCTAAGGTCTTATTTGCAAACTCTGCTGGGGTCAAATATCCACCTTGCTCAGGATCGCCAATCTCTAACGATGCGGAACCAGCTGCCTTTAGCACCTTATTGGTTTCTCGTACATCAGTAAGCCATTTTGCAAACTTGGGGCTTGGATCTGCGCCCTGTAAATCAGCAAGGTAAACGTCCTTTGCGAATGCTGAAAATGAGTCGTATCCGCCTGTCTTGTGCAGTCCTTTTAATGCGTCGTCTGCGGGGTTAATTTTCGTAGCACCCTCTGGTCCGGGAAGCTCTCTTAATTTCTCAAGTTCCGCTTCAAAAGACTTTAAGTCCTCTTTCTTAACCAGGTTCTCAAGGTCGGCATGTATTTCATCTTTCAGCGTTTTAAACGGTACAAACTCGCCATCTAATAGAATATCCGAAACGGTGTCGGCGATTAGAATTTTGAGCTTGTCCATTGTCATTTTATTCTCTTCTGTTGCCAATGTTCTTCTCCTATTAAATTTGCCGACTATTTGCTGCTTTACTTTTTCACCCATTGCAGGTTACTTTTTCTCAACTGCAGCCGGTCTTTTTATTGCTTGTCTTTAATAATATCAGTCACAAGTTTGGAAATGTCAACCTTTTTACTAATTTCTTTTGCCAGTCCCTCAAGATCAATCTCCTCGCTGTGCAGCAAGGCAGACAAGTCCAAACCTTGTTTTCCCTTATTTTCAACAGCCTCTTGGCCGTCTTTCTCAGGCTCCGTGGCTGCTAATAAAGCATCCAGCGCCTCGGTTGCCTTTGCCATCGCATCAACACAATTCTTTATAAGTGTCCGGTTTTTTGCAGATAACTCTCTTCCGGCTTTTTCCTCTACAGCCAGTTTAAGTGATTTAATCTCCTCGGTTAATATCTCGATAGCATCTTCTGTGGCAGTCTGCTTAGGTTTTGTAGCCGCTTCAAATGTCCCGTCATGATCCTTACAATGAGCCTTAGCCTCTGCTGCTGTCCAGTCCTCTATACTGTAAAAATATTCATTCTCCTCGCTGGTACCATCTGCTTTTATGCCAAAGCGTACGGTATAGGGTTTCCCGTCATGGTCTCTTTTAGCGCTACGGTATTTCTCATAGTCCCCGGTGTTAATTGTGCAGACATGATTTTTCTCTGATGGTTTCGTTATCTCATAATCTGCGCTCCGCCCCGCGCCTGGCCGCTCAACCCGCCGCATCTCGCCTCCGCATTTCGGACACTCCACGTCAACGCAATGCTCCTCGGTTGTTAGCTTATATCCGCATTCGATACATTCGCAGTTGTATTCTTCTTGTTTAGCACTCTTTTCCCAAGGTGGGGTTTTATCAAATTCCTTGTAATGTTTCCCAAGGTGGGCTTTTATGCCAGCATAATCACCAGCCGGAACACCACTTAAACCGCCCCTTGCCCCCATCATAACCCCGCCGGCAGCAGATACCCCACGCCAAACAGCCTTTTTATCGCCCTGGCGGTGATGAGGTAACTTGTAGCTTGATTTTACATCCGGTTCCTCCGAATCAAACCAAGCACACATGACTTTTAAATCCTTAACATCAGCGGCTCCTACCTCTTTTCCTGCATCCCACTCAGCCCCTTCCTCTGCTGTACCGTGGCTTGCGTACCCAATAACGCCCTTTGTTTCAACTTCCTCTTCACCCGTCCCCGCCTCTTCCTTTTTGCCTTCTTTTTTCTGCTTGCCATCGCCTAAATCCAAAATAACCTTATTTTTATCATCCCCAACCTCCGGTATTTCCTTCAAAACAATCTCTAATTCCGCTAAAACCTTCTCGGAAAGTTTCAGCTCTTTTGCCACACTCAGGGTCAACGCCTCAGGATTAGAGGGCACAGCCACGGTTGAATATTCCAGCAAGCTCCACTTGTCATGGATATAGAATACTTCCCCTGGCTTAGGCGGGTCGCCAAAAAGCCCCATTAATCCTAGTTTCTCAAGCTCTTTTTTCTCCGGCTTATGCCCCTTAAGCGGAATAAATCCCACTGACCAGGCTCTAATCCAGCCCCCTTTATAGAGCCTGTAGACCTGGGCCGCCTCAATATTTTTACCTACAATATTCTCTGGCTGGCTATAATCATGACCCCACAGCACTATGGGGTTCTTTTTATAGTGCTTTAAATCCGCTCCCTTTGGAGTCATTATCTCATGATCTCGATCTAAAGCGGCTGTACTAATATAATGCCGTATTTGCCCCTCTGATAGTCCCTTAGTCGTTGCCTTCTCTGTGACAAAATACTTTCTCCAAAATGGTATCTCCTCTGGATCACGCCACGGGGCTGACGGGCTTTTCAATAAATCCTTGGCCGCATCTTCTATAGATTGAAGATTAAATGCCCCTTGATTAAGTCGCAACCCGAGCGTTGTTTTCTCAGTCGTTAATTGTTTCATTTTTCTGTCCTCCTAAATAAATAATCTATTTTAAAACTGCCAAAAGTGTGCAGCGACATGCTGGGTGAATCGGTGGATGCTGGATTTCCTCATAATCAAACTTCATATCCACCCCGCCTTCTGGTACCGTTCCTTCAAACTCCTCGCCTGGATGTGAAAAATTAGCCTCTGCTCCTTTTTCGTAAAATGGCTCATCAAGCGGCATTGTATTCCCGTCCATTTCAGAACAAGCTAAACATTCTCTCCCGTCAGCCGTGGCAAGCCATTGCTTCCCTTCCACTAAGCCACTTTGCTTATATGCTATAAGCGAGCCCCTGTTGCTAGCCTTTAGCACCTCTGTCCTGGCTATCATCTCAGCCCTTGCCCTTGCTATATCCATAGCCGTCTCTATCCGCTTCCTCAGAGTTGCTATGCTCTCACCGTCTGCTAAGCCTTCCATGAGTGTTTTTTTTAACGCCTCGTATTGGGTATCAGTTATAGAGAAGGCTGCATTTTTAGCATTAGCCTCTATCCATTCAATAGCCCTTGGGTCGGTCTCATCAAATCCG